GGCATCACAATACTTAGCTACTGAAATCGCTCGTGCTATGAACGTACCGGCTTATTATATTTCTGCAGATATGAATAACTCTATGACGTACCAAAATATTATTGACGGTCGTAAAGAGTTTGTAGCTTATTCATTACAGCCTTATATCTCTGCTATTGAGGACAGGCTCAGTATGAACGATATTACAAACTCACAAAATCAGGTGCGTTTTGCGGTAGACGACTCATTTTTACGTGCAGATGCTAGAGAGCGTTTAGACGTAATCGAAAAGATGTTAAACCTAGATTTAATTAACGTACAACAAGCTCGACAAATGGAACAACTCACACCGCTAGGAGATGCAAGTGCTACTAACGTTTAGTCAGGAAATACAAGCTGCAGATACAGAGCGCCGTGTAATATCGGGGCTCGTTGCACCGTATGGCGAGGTAGGTTTTACAAGTGCGGGCCCTGTTATGTTTGAGCGCGGCTCTATTGCAATTCCGGATGTATCTAAAATTAAACTTTTATCGCAGCATCAACAAGATAAGCCGGTAGGTCGAGCTATTTCATTTAGCGAGGGAACAGCTCCGGAGGGCGTTTACGGATCCTTTAAGTTATCGAGCAGTTCCCGGGGACAGGATGCGCTCGTATTAGCTCAGGAAAACCTAGTAAGCGGCTTATCCGTAGGGGTAGATGTAACTGCCTCTAAGCCAATGGGTGACTACCTGTTAGTTACGGCGGCGGTCCTCAAAGAGGTATCGCTCGTCGAGAGTGCCGCCTTTGGCAGCGCCTCCGTTACTGATATTGCAGCGGCTCGAGCAGCTCTCGAGGCAGCTACAAGTACAAAAGAGAAAACAACAACTATTTCTACGACTATCGTAGAGATCGAAACCGAAACAGAAACCGAAAGCGAGGATGCTGTGACTACAGCCCCTGAAAATACACCTGAGGAAACTCCGGTAGATACACCGGTCGAGGCTGAAAAGGTCGAGGCCGCTCGTAAGATTATTCGTCCGTCAGTACTAGACTCACAAAGAGTACGTACACCAATTAACTCAATGGCAGCGTACACAGAGCACAAGATTAAAGCAGCTCTAGGTAATGATGACTCAAAACTATGGGTAACCGCAGCTGATGATAGTTTTTCTACCAACCCTGCATTTAATCCCACCCAGTACCTCTCAGAATTTGTATCCAATACAAACTTTGATACACCAATGATTAACGCTCTTAGCTCTGGAGTTTTGCCACAAAGTGGTATGACTATCAGCGTACCGTCACTTGTTACTAGTGCTGGCGGTCAGTCAGGTGTTGCACCAGTTGTAACAGTTGAGGCTGAGGCTGGAGCTGTTGCTAATACAGGTATGGTTACTCAATACCTCTCAGGTACAGTTAAGAAATACTCCGGTATGAATACGCTGAGCGTGGAACTCCTCGAAAGATCAGATCCAAACTTTTATGCGGAATTGACCAACCAATTACAGCGTGCCTATTCTCTTGCTACAGATGCTGCAGTAATCGCAGACGTAGTAGCAGGTGGCGTACAAGGTACTGCAGTAGCAGCTACAAGCGCAGGTATCATTTCTTACGTATCAACAGAGTCAGCTAATATTTATAAAAACACTAGCTACTTTGCACGTAACTATGTTGCAGGTCCTTCACAGTGGTCTCTCCTAATGGGTGCAACAGACTCAACAGGTCGCCCAATTTACAACGCTGCGGCTCCTATGAACAGCGGCGGCCTATCCACTCCTACAAGTATCCGCGGTAACGTGCTCGGCCTCGATCTATACGTAGATCATCAAATGGTTAGCACAACTATCGACGACTCAGCGTTTATTGTTGCGCCTGAGGCGATGACTGTTTATCGCAGCCCACAGGCGTATATGTCTGTAAACGTCGTATCTAACTTGCAGGTGCAGGTTGCGATTTATGGCTTTATGGCAACTATCGTCAAGATGCCAAACGGTTTGGTTCGTTACAACCTAACCTGATAAATACCTATAGCAGTCGGTAGGGCTCTTAGCCCTTTGAGCCCTACCGGCCCATAGTTTTAGAGAGGAGTAGACAAATGGCAGCGACATACGTAACCGAGCAAGAGCTTAGAGATAATTTAGGAATTGGCGATTTATATCCGGACTCTGTTATAGAGGAGTGTTGCCAGTCTGCTCAGGATATACTTAATCAGTTTTTATGGTTTGACTCAGCCCCTGTTGTAGGCACCACGTTACAAAATAACGTAGCTACTGTAATGATCGCTAACCCTGCAATATTTAGCACTGGGCAGAGCGTGACCCTCAGCGGATGCGGTGCCACTTTTAACGGGACTTACACAATTACCGGGACTATTCCGTGGAGCACTGGGACTACAAATCTTATACCTGCTATTAGCTGGAATACGAACGTATGGAACTGGCCTAACGGATATAGCTTTATTCAGTTTGCTAAAACTGCCGCCGATGTTAATTTCTCTCGAGTATTGCCTTACGGCTCTGCAGTAGGAGCGGACACAAAAACAAACAGCTACGCAACAACGCCTGCAGTCCGTGAGGCAGCGATGATCCTAGCCGTAGATATTTTCCAAGCTCGACAAGTCAGCCAAACAGGCGGCGTATCCATCGACGGTTTTAGCCCTAGCCCCTACCGTATGGGTAACTCAATGATCGGCAAAATCAGGGGCTTAATTGCCGGTTATCAAAATCCTTTAAGTATGTTGGGGTAGCAGATGCCGGCTCCTATAACTACGCTCCGCGCAACTATCGCAGCGGCTTTAGCTAATAACAATGTGTGGAATACCTACGATTTTCCGCCTCCAACTATCACAGCTAATAGCGTTATCGTCGCGCCTGCAGAAAATTATTTAACACCAAGTAATAACACAAATATAAATATTTCACCTTTGGCAAACCTGAAAATTATTTTGACGGTGCCGATGCTGGACAACAAGGGCAACCTCAACGGTATAGAGACTCTGGCCTGTGCAGTATTTAAGAAATTGGCTAACTCAAATATCGTAATGAATATTGGCAGTATGTCGGCTCCCTCAGTACTTAGCGTACAAAGCGGGGACTTACTAACGGCCGATTTTAGTATAAGCGTTTTAACGAGCTGGGAGTAAAACAATGGGATTAACAGATGAGGACAAAGCGTTTTTAATTAAAATTGGACAGGGACAACCTGAACAAGTTAAACCAAAAACAACTAAACCAAACGAAACAACAACAGAGAAGGTAGAGGAATAAGGCTATGGCCATTTTCTTATCAAACGGTGTGGTCGTCACTTTGAATAGTATCGACCTCTCAGATCACGTAACAAGCGCAACAATTAACCGCACTTTTGACGAGCTCGAAGTTACAGCTATGGGCGATACAGCGCATAAGTTTGTTAAGGGCCTAGAGGCAAGCACTATTACTCTAGATTTCCTAAACGACACTGCAACAGGTGAAGTATTACAAACCTTGCAAGCTGCGTGGGGTACAACAGTGCCTATTACGCTCAAGCAAACAAGCGCTGCTATTTCAGCTAGTAACCCTGAATATCAAGCAACTGTGCTCGTGAACAATACAACCGATATTAACGGCGCAGTAGGAGATATTTCTACTCAGTCAATTACGTTTACTTGTAACTCTGCGATCGTCGTAGATACAACAGTCTAAAGAAAAGAAAAGGGGCTAAACAAATGGCACGACTCAAAATAACAAGGGCAGACGGAAACGTAAGCGAGCACCAAATTACGCCACGTATCGAGTATGCCTTTGAGATGTACGCAAAAAAAGGGTTTATGAAAGCCTTTCGCGATGACGAAAAGCAGAGTGATCTCTATTGGTTAGCCCACGAGTGCTTACGCGCAAGTGGTGAGGTAGTACCTGTTTTTGGTCCTTTATTCTTAGATACTTTATCTAAGGTTGAGGTCCTAGACGATCTCCCTTTGGAGTAGTGGGGCGGGGGTCCTTTGGGTATCTAGTAGCGCAGTTAGCTATAGCTACCCATATCCCGCCCCAATACTTGCTAGACCTAGACGTAGCGATGTTCCAAAACCTTATACAAGTGTTAAACGATCAAGCAAAGGAGGCGCAAAATGCCCGTAGAGCTAAAAGGGGCCCTCGAAACCATTAAAGCTATGCGCAAGTTTGACCCGGACCTCCTTAAAGAAATGAACAAAGAGATACGCGGGGTAATGGTGCCTATGCGTGATAAAGCTCGAGGGTATGCACCTAGTCCACAGCCGGATAATCTTTACGGCTGGGCCGAGGGCAGCGTAGGCAAAAAGATTACTAAACGTAATTCAGCCTTTAGGCAGTTTAACGTTGAGGGTCGAGTACGCCTTTTCCCGCTTTATGACCATAAAACAGTTGTGGCCGGTATTAAATATAGTCAGGCTCCTAGCCGTCGTAATCGCAGCGGCTTTAGATCTTTGTATTATATTTACAACGCCTCCGCAGCTGGCGCAATTTACGAAACTGCCGGACGTAAAAACCCGGGTGGAGACCCTGCAAGTAAATCTAATAACCCCGGCGCTGGCGCTCATTTTATTAACCGTATGGGTCCTTTGTACGGAGATAAACAAAAAGAACGCGGCCGTATGATATTTAGAGCAGGTTACGAGGATCGCGGTAAGGCTCAGGATGCCGTAATTATGGCTATTTCTACGACCATAGAAAAGTTTAATAAACTAAGCAAGGGCAGTTATGGACTGGCGGCATAATGGCATTTAGTAATTTACCTAGTTTAGTATTTAGCGTTGCCTCGCAGTATGACGGCAAAGGTTTAGCAAAGGCTCAAAAGGATATAAAGTCACTCAGTCAAAGCGTAAAAAACTTTGCCGGTACTTTTGGCGTTGCCCTCGGTGCTGCGGGTATTGTGCAGTTTGGTAAATCATCCGTAAAGGCTTTTAGCGATGCTCAGCGTGAGGGTGTAATACTTAACAACACACTCAAAAACTTAGGTTTGGCTTTTGCAGGTCCTGAGATAAACCGTTATATCGACAGCATAGGTAAACTCTACGGAGTTACAGGAGACCAAGCCGTCCCTGCTATGCAGGCCCTTTTAAGTGCTACAGGCTCGGTTGCTAAGTCCCAGGAAATGATGAACACCGCGCTAAATATTGCAGCGGCTAATAATATAAGCGTGTCCGAGGCCGCTAAAGGTTTAAGTCAGGCATATCTAGGCAACCGTAAAGCTCTTAGCCAATATAACACCGGACTTACAAAGGCAGAGCTACAGTTAAAATCTTTTGACGATGTACAAGAATTATTAGACAAGCGCCTTAAGGGTGCAGCTACAGAGGCTGCCGGTACTTACGCCGGTCAGATGCTCATACTCAAGGAAAACGCAGAGCAGGCTAAAGAGGTCATAGGTAAAGGCCTGGTCGATGCGTTTAAGATTTTAGCCGGAGATAAAACGACCGAGGACTTAGCCGAGACAATGGCTACAGCTGCTAACAACACAGCGCGATTTAGCCGAGAGTTAGCAAAAGTTATTAAGACTCTTACTACTCCTATAGATTTTGTCTCCGGATCGTTAGCGTGGTTTATCGAAAATACACAAAAGTATGCAGACCTGCTCATAGCAGGAGACCCGTCCGGCTTTTTTAGAAAACCTGTAACAGGCCCTGAGGCTCGTCCACTTATAGCGCAACAAAGCCCGGGCGAACGCACAATGGCAGTTAAAGCTGCTCAAGAGGCAGAAAAGCGCGCTAAAGCGCTACGCAAAATTGAGCAAGACCGCCTAAACAACTTAAAGAAAATAGCAGCTGAACAGGCTAAGAAATTGGCCCTAGATAAAGCCTCAGCTTTTCTTAATAAAGCTAATCAGATTTTTGATTTAGAGCGTATCCAACTCGCAGCTGCCGCTATGGCTAAACAAACCGAGGAGGACCGGGTACGTATCCGGCTTAAGACTAATATCCTCGAGCTAGAGGATGCGATTAACGAGGGCAACGTACAAGCTGCAACTAAGTTTGCCAGCCTTATTACGCAGGATGCGGCGTTACTCGGACAGTTACGCGGTGTAATGATTAGCCTCGGCGATGTACCTAACCCGTTTGAGGCGTGGCTAGCGACCTTGCAGGCAGCTCTAGCTGCGTTATTAGCCTTAACTACTATTAAACCTACTGCTACGGTTATGGGCACACCTAATAACAATTACGTGGGCGGTACTTATCTCGGGCCCGATGTTTATCAGTCCACACTTACAGGCCAAGCGTTAGCAAACAAGCTAGCTAAAAACGATGCCTTTGCAACTATGGCTGATGGTGGAATAGTAAGCAGCGCGACTATGGCTCTTATCGGCGAGGCTGGCCCTGAGGCCGTTATCCCTCTTAACCGTATGGGATCTATGGGCGGCACTTATATAACCGTAAACGTCTCCGGCTCAGTAACAACAGAGCGCGATTTAGTAGATGCTATTACTCAGGGTATCTACAACAACCAAGCGGCCGGTATCCCTATTAACTACTCAACGGTGTACTAATGGCTGTTTTACCTGCTACCCCAATAGTTAAAATTAACCTTACGCAAGGTGCCAGCTTTGGTACCGTAATGGTGTTAGGCGTGGGCCAGTTAGGTTTTGCAGAGCTTGGCACTGTTGTACCTAATATTGTGGACGTATCGGCAGAGGTGCTTAAGATTTCTACACGCCGTAGCCGTAACGTGTTGCAGGATAAATACCTAAGCGGTCAGGCAACAGTAAGACTCAATGATCCCGATGCCTACTTTTCGCCTCAAAACATAAACTCGCCCTACTATCCCGACGTGCAACCTTTACGCAAGATACAAGTACAAGCTAATTACAACGGCACTCTCTACCCTATTTTTAGTGGCTACATCACAGAGTATTTATACACCTATCCACAAAACCAAGAGACCGGTTTTGTCGATTTAGTTTGTTACGATGCCTTTAGACTTTTCTTTAACTCAAACGTAACAACAGTTACAGGAGCTACAGCCGGGCAAGATACAGGCACTCGTATTAACAAAATCCTAGATATGGTGGCTTTTCCTAACTCTCAGCGCTCTATACAAACAGGTAATACAACGTGCCAAGTGGACCCGGGCGGCACTCGTACAGTCCTCGATGCCTG